GATGATTGACAAATTTCAGGTTCACCCCAAAAAGGTGCAACTTCGAAAACTTTTGTGATATTAACAATTTGAGGGAGAGTATCTAAATCTGATGAAGTTCTAAACGTGCTTCCTGCGACTTGTGCTTCTGTAGCACGACCGATTCTAATTAAATCTTGTGGTGTAAGGGAAAATTCCCCGATATCACTAAGGTCCAAATCCATAACAATGGTTTGTTGCCCCACAGGGACTCCCAATATCATGAAATCACCACTTTCATTTGTCTTAACGGTAAATCTGTAATACTTGTCGTAGATATCCACAACAACAGGGTCTTCTAAAACATCCTCTCTTGAGGGGAATGTTCCTGTGGCTGCGTGAGTTGAATATGATTGTAAATAAGGTAGGAGATTAAATCTATACCCATCAACATTTTTATCATTAGGTTGAGTATACGGATATAATTCAACTATCCTGTCATTAAGAGAATCAATTTCACTTATAGGCACAAAAATAGAAACCTTGGTATTGGGTATCCCGAACCCGCTATTTGCAACAACCCTACCTACGACAACACCAAAATCAGCACAATCTCGAGGATAAACATCATTCTGTGAAATCTGTAATGATAAAATTTCTAAGAACTCAAAATCTTGGTCTAATTGAAATGTAAGGTTTCTATCTACTCCAACTTGTGTGTTTATTCTAAATGATTGTCCCATTCAAGGTTTTAATGATAAATATTTATGGTGTTTTTTTTTGAAAAAAACAGTTTTACTTAAATAAAATATACCCCGATTGGAAATTAAATAAAGGTGTTAAGAAAAAGAAACATTCTGTAAGTTTTTAACCCTCACAACAATATCTTTTTGAGGGTATCTAACTTGATATATCTGATTTGGTTCAGCAAAAATTGTGTCATCAACTGGTTGTATAATCCGTAACTCGGGGTCCGAATAAGCCATTGATGTTTCTGAAGAAGAATATTGTCCACCAACTTTATTTTCGATTGTAATATCTGCAACTGTAATAACACCAGTAGTACCTTGGACAATACTCCTAAGTTGGGATAGGTAAACATTTCCACCTAATTCTCTACTAAGTGGATTAAAGTAATCCGAAATTCTATTTACAACTTCTGAAATAATTTGTCCGGAGTTTTGTGTTGCATCCAAAACGACTGACAAATCAACACCTAAATCAATTACATCCGCAGTTGTTACCTGAATGTAATCATTTATCATACGATAGTTTGACAAATAATCGGCAACATTCTGTCTAAGTGTATTAGAAACAATATTAGTTAATTTACCTGAAGTGTCATAGGACAAAAGATTAATTAAAATCTTGTTATTATTTTCAGTAATAGATACTTTTGCAGGGGCACCAAATTGACTTGGCATATTTCTCAATAATGATTCGTAATCATTAACTGTCACCGCTCTTTTTTGTGCCGAGAAATTAAATGATACATAGTTTCTAACTTCTTCGGTTGTGGGAACATTTGACCCACCAATTGCTGCGGTCGGATTATTACATCTTAATGAATTAATTACCGAACTGTTAATGGTTTGTGACGGTCCATTCACAAAAAATGAAACAGTTCCAATTTGGTTAATAACATTTGTACCAATGTTAGTTGCCAATCCACCACCGATTCGGTATTGTACAAATAAAGTTGAGTTTGGAATCAAAGTTGACCCGAGTGAAAAGTTATTAGATAAAGATTGTAAATTAACTGGTGTACCCAAGTTTGTAAACGCATTCAATTGGTCTTGTGCCGAAGTTGTTCCACCACCAAAAGTTAACTTTAAAAACCCTTCAGGTGTGTATTCAGTAATAAATCTGTTGTTAGTTTGAATATATCTACCAACTTTAAGACCTGGTTGGTCAGAAACTTTAGTGGGGTCTTCAATAAAGACTCTGTCTTCGGCAAGTGCGTCGACTTCTAATAATCGGTTTTCTAAACCAATAAATTCAGATGCTGTTGGAACATTTGTATAATTGGTTCCTGATTTTTGTAGAACACTGGTAACACCCAATACGTTCTTTTCGGGTAGAAATAATTCAAAAAATGGTCTGACATCACTTGCATTAATAACTCTTTTGAATACTTTAGTGATACCATTTACAACAAGTTCTCTTTTTGTGATTGTATAGTTAATTAAATTTCCGTTAGCATCAAAGTTTGGAATTTTCAATCTGTTTGGAAATCCAGAACTATTATATGGGGAGGCAAAATCCACATCATTTTGATTCTCAAATGCAATTCCAGCCCCAAAGACCTGAGAACCTCTTGTCAATATACCAAGATATCTTTCATCTTCTTTATCACCAAAAGCTGGTACTGTGATGGAATAATCAACCAATGCAACAGATGGTCTTTGACCTGGAATCTTAAGACCATATGTTCTTGCAATATTATAAATTGATGACCTTTGTTGAGCAAATTGGAGTACGGTTTCTTGAATACTCCTATCAATGTTATAATGTAAGTTATCGGCAACTGCAGCATTTAAATCTAAAAAAACCGAGAATACTGACGCATCATTAAAATCTTGAATTAGTTCAGGGTAATAAGACCTGACATAATTTTGTAATTCGATTCTAATACTTTCGTAATCTCTCGCAGTATAGGAAATTCTGTTGTTAGCCATATAATCTTAAATATTCAGTATGATAAAATCACTTTGTGCAAAAGTGTTGTTATCCACAGCATAATCAACTCTTACCTTTGCGGTATATTCCGAAGTACCTTTACCAGGGACCTTAAAGATATTATCTCGATTTTGACCCGGTAATGGTTCACCTTTTGCCAACGGAACTTCTTCAGAAGGGTCAGCAGGTTCAATCGTGATATTATTAATTAATAAATTTGGCATGAATTGTTCAACAGAATCACGAATGTCTGCTTCAATAGCATCGAAGGTTAAACCATCAAAAGGCTCAAATAAAAATTCATACAATCTTGTACCAAAGGTTGGTAGATAATACCTCGAACCCTTTCTAGTTAATAAAAGATGAATTAAATCACTTCTAATTTGCGCAAATTGTGTTTCAGTTAATAATAGAAAATCCCCCTTCGGCGAATCCTCAAAAGGAAATGCTAATCCATATGTAACACCTTCAGCCATATCAGATAAATATACCCTTGTTTTTTTTATAAGAAATGAAAAAACCCGACACTTTCGTGACGGGTTTTTCATTCATTACAATAATATCTCTTAATTATGCCTCACAAGCCACGCAGTGAAGGTCATTTAAGTTCAATTTCTTTCTTGCAAAAGCTTGAGCAGAATTCATTGAGTGCTGATAATAGAGTGTTTTAACACCCAACTGCCACGCGTCAATCAAAAGTTTATTCACATCTTTAGTTGGCATATCAGGTGATATCATCAAGTTTAAAGATTGTGATTGGTCAATGTATTCTTGTCTGATTGCCGCTTGGTTAATAATGGTTGATTGGTTAATTTCAGAAAAAGTTCGAAACACTTCTTTTTGCTCATTAGTTAAAAACTCAAGGTGTTGAACTGAACCATCATGTTTTTTGATACTTTCCCAAGTACTTTTATTATCTTTACCTAAGTCAGCCAAAAGTCTTTTCAAAACAGGGTTTTTAATTGTTACCTTCAATTTTGCAACATCTTTGACATAACAATTAGACCAAATTGGTTCAATTGATTGAGATACTTGTCCTAAAATAAATGCTGAGGAAGTTGTTGGTGCAATCGCATTTAAAGTAACATTTCTTCTACCATATCCGATTAAAGTTTCGGGTTCACCAAAAATTTGAGCCAATTCTTGAGATGCTTTGTAAGATTTATCTTTGATTAATTTGAAAACTTCAACATTCAATCTTGCGGTATCTCTACTATCGAAGGGTAGATTTTTAGATTGTAGTAATGAGTGCCAACCTAAAACACCCAATCCAAGAGCTCTTTGTCTTTTGGCAAAGTTATACGATTTTTCAAGGTAAAAGAACGCCCTTTTTCCTTCGATAGTACCACTGTTTCTGATATTATCGATTTTATCGATAAACTCTGAAACAACAGCATCTAAGAAATATACCATCATCTCAACCGCGTCGGTGTCTTTCCACTCTTCATAATGCAAAAGATTCATCGAAGAAAGAACACAAACAAAAGACTCTTCTTCTGAATTGTGGAGAGCAATTTCAGAGCAAAGATTAGAATTATAAATCTTCATATCTTTGTCTTTGTAAACTTCAGGTGCCTTATTGTTCATAGTATCTGTAAACATAATGTAAGGGTAACCAATTTCCCCCCTTCTTTGAATTACTTTAGCCCATGTTGCTCTTTTTTGTTTATCTCCTGCAATCATCTTTTCCATGAATTCGTCAGTTACAGTTACTGCGTGAGTTAGGTCTTGAATTGGAAAGCCTTCAGTTCCGATTTCCAAAAACTCCTTAATATCAGGATGTTCAATTGGTAGGTATGGTGAAAAGCGACCTCTACGGGTTGAACCCTGTGATATATTATCAACAACACTTTGAAACAAATTCATAAAATGAACTGCACCGGGAGCATGTCCATTATCTGTAATCTCGGCACCTCTTCCACGAATATTACCAAAATAACCAGATGTACCACCACCCATTTTACTCATTTCTCCAACTTCAGCTTGAGTGTACAAAATTGATTCAATGTTATCCCCAACATTTGAACCAAAACAACTTACGGGAAGCCCTCTTTTTTTACCAAAGTTTGCCCATACAGGTGAAGATAAAGAGTACCAACCTTTACCCATATACTCATAAAATTTATCTGCAAATCCATCGATTCCGAGCAGAGTTTCTGCGTGGTCACAGATTGTTTTAATTCTTTCAAGTGAATCTTCACCATCACTCAAGTATCCACGACGGAGAAAAGTAATGGACTCCTCGTTAATCCAATCGAAAGGTTTTCTATCTTCTATTATCATTAGTTTTTATTATTAGAATAAATCATTTAAAGTTATTGATTTTGATTTTTTGCTGTAGTTAATACTTCTTTTATTAAAAAAGTCTGTGTGTTTTGTTGTTAAAATTTCATCATCAAACCATTCGGTAGTTTCTAACATTATCTCATCAACTGGGAAAACATTATCTATACCAATAGCATTTAATGATAGATTGAATCTGTGTTTAATAAATTCAATTGTCTGTTGTTTGGTTAAAAAATCTAAATCACCGTATTCAAAAATCCAATTTACTATCTCCTCTTCAGCTTCAAAAGCTTCTTTGGAGGCATCAATTAAATCGGAAATCAAATCTTGTGTCCACCATGATGGGTTTTCTTTTTTTATTAGGTTTACCAAAGTAAATCCAAATTCCGCGTGTATATTCTCCTCCTTTGATGTTGCTTCTACAGCATTACTCATTCCCTTCAAAACATTTTTATGTTTGTTAAAAGACATAATAACCAAGAATTGTGAGAACAATGAAACATTCTCCACAAACATTGAGAAAAGAACTACAGACTCAAAATAATCTCGATTCTCAACTGATTTGGAGTTGGCAATAGACTTCTCCAAATATTTAATTCTTTTACGAATTGCGGGTACTTCAAGTAAGTTTTCAAACTCACTGTTCAAACCTAACACTTGAATCAAATTTGAGTACGCATCCGCGTGCCGGACTTCAGACTCCGCAAAAGTTGCCCCAACATTTCCTATTTCAGGTTTTGGTAATTTTTTATAGATGTCACCCCAAAAGTTTTTGACAGCAATTTCGATTTGTGAGATTGCCAACATTGCTCTTTGTACCGAAGTTTTTTCCTTTTCATTTAAATGAACTTTGAAATCTTGAATATCAGAAGTAAAATTAAACTCAGTATGAACCCAATATGAATGTCGGATTGCGTCAACATATTCTACTAAATCGGGATACTCATAGGGTTTTAAATTAGTTCTTTTGGTAAAAATATTCGGTTGGTGTTTCGAACGATAAATAATATACTCTTTAGCAACATCATTCAAACCATTATCCATAAGTTTATTTTCTACCATATCATGAATCTCGTCAACATGAGGTACATGATATTTGTTTTCTCTGAAAATTCCTTTGGTAGTTAACCTTGCAATTTTATCCGCCATGTCGTCATCTATTTTTCCAACTGATTCCATCGCCTTTAAGATTGCCTTTTTTATTTTTTCAGGTTCAAAAAGAACTTTCTCACCACTTCTTTTTATAACGTGACGAGATTCGTCTATACTGATATTATTTATGTCATCCATAATTTAGATTGTTTTTGATTTTAGTTTAAATTGGGCTATTATTTTGTTCTTGACGAGCCTTTCTCTTTTCTAACAATTCTTTGATTCTTTCTTGTTTTTTTTCAACCTGTTGTTCTTCGAAACCTAAGAAGGTAACTGAAGACTCAGTATCTATAATTAACAATTCATTATCAAATTTGCAGTTTTCAAAAACAACACCATCTTGACCCAAGCGCGATTTAGTAATCGCCATCGTAGCTAACTTCATTTCTTTTTGTTGAAGAGTCTTAGCAACTGAGATTATAACATGGCCAACTTGAGCTTTCTTGATTGACCCTCCCATTTGGTCGGTGGTTACAACTTCTGAAGAAATTGATGACCGATTACCTTGTGTTGCGGTCCATCCTGCTAAGTTTAGTTCATGGCACATAGCCTCGAAGTGTCTCATTACAGAACCTTCAGCTTTCCATTCATCGGTCTTAAGGTTATCAGGTACCACACAATCGATGTAATCCAAAGTAACCATATCAATCTTAATCCCATCAGCAATCATTTTTCTTACCTGAAGTTTGATTTGATTCATTGTCATAGTATCCGACGGGAGTTTTTTTAGAATCAGTCGGTTCGGCATTGAATTCTGAACTTCCTGAACTTTTTCCATTACATCTTCTTTCATCAACGATAGGTTATCGGGTTCAATACCAGTCCAAAGGGTGATGTGTTTTCTTTGAATTATTTTTACATTATCTTCGAAAAATATTTGAAGGACATTGTAACCTATATTGAATGCCG